GGGTTGTACGTGCCGTCCATATACAGGCGCTCAATCAGGTTAGCTGAGCCTGCGTGGATGTAGGTGAGCTGGTCCTGAGTGTATGCCTGCAACGCGCGGGGGACGCCGCGCAGATACTTGTTTGCCGAGCGATAGCCCCAGATCTTGCGTGGCAGGCCGCGTTGAAAGCGCACCCACGAGCCGTCAACGTACTGGTCACCCTCAAACTTGGTGCCGTCCCGCTTGATGCCCGGCAGTGATTTAATCTGTACGACGTTGTCTGCCATATCGCTGCCTTACGTGTAATATGCGAACTCGACGGAGCCGCCAGACGGCACGACGAAGTTGTAGGTGGCACCCGGTGTCACAGAGACGCTGGTGTAGGTGGTGGTAGCCGCTGCGTTTCCGGTCTGATTAGGATATGATCCACTCAGGCTTCCGCCGTTAAACGTGTAGCCAAATCCCGTCGTGTTTGCGCCGACAGAACCGTATTCGATGAAATTGGCGCGAGGATACCAATAGCGTAGCCCTTGGCTGTACAATACGTTCCCTGAGGTCGGCGGGCTGCCTTGGCTTGGGTTGTTTTTACTCGTTATGTAATAGCCAGTCAGGTCTTTGCTGTCGAATACCGCCAGTTCCCACGTATCGTCTGACGCAACGTACCAATACATTTGTCTAAGGCCTGCGCTGCCAGCAAAACCACTTGACGGAATGCTGTTGTAGTCCGCTTGGTTCTCCGCGTAAATAGAACCCCAATCTGCGTAAGGCGCGTTGGCGAAGGGGCCCGTGTCTGGGAAAGTTCCGTAGTTGCCAAGAAACGTGCTGGCATAATCGCTAATGCCGTTTTGCCCTTTACCGCGAACATAGACCAAGCTCGTTACCCCAACTGGGCAAGTCCAAGACCCGTTTGACGTAAAGACTTCCTTGCGCGTCGTGGTTCCACTCTCAAGCAACCCAAAGCCGCGCCCCGATGCCGCCCCGCGTGTGATCAGTGTCGGCACTAGACGACCCCTTATGCAAACTGAGCGACAGAAGCGAGGACGGTGAACGTAGCGCTGCCCGTCTTGATGATGGTGTACGTGTACACGTCGATGCTGTTCACGTTGCCAGCAAGCGGAGGCACACCGCCCTGCCACTTAGTCGTGACGCCAGTTGTCGTGCCGTCCACCTGCACAGTGCTGTTGTAGTACGCCGTGCTGCCGTTCGTCACCATGAAGGCGACCGTTACAGCTTGGCCCGTAGACAGTGCTGTGTTCATCGTCGTGCCAGCCGACCAAGTCAGGTTGACCGTCCAGTTCGCCGAGGCGTTGCTCGTGTAATACAGGACCGACTGCGTTGACGGATAAATCGCAATCGTGCCCGTCGCTGCCGTCGCCGACACCGTGACAGGCTCTGCAATGTTGCGGACGATCTCAGCAGGGACTGAGGTTGAGCCCGTGAACGTCTGCGTCGCAGTGAACGTCGTGGCTGTGCCCGGCGCAACGTAATCAGTGCCAGCCGTTGCAGCGCTAAACGCTGACGTTCCAGAGCCTTTAACAAGACCAGTGAGTGTAGCAGCGCCTGTGCCGCCCTGCGCGACGCTGAGAGGCGTCGTAAGGCCTGAGAGCGATGTAATGTCGCTATTAGCCCCAGATGCCGCAGCGCTTAGCGTGGAACGTCCCGCAGCCGCGTTTGCCGCCGTAAACAGCGCGTCACCCGTTGCCGTCGATCCAAGCGTGGTGCGCCCTGACGCAGCGGACGATGCCGTGAACAGCGCAATACCGGTCGCGGTGCCTCCAAGGTTAACGCGGGCGCTTGCCGCCGTCGTTGCGCCAGTGCCGCCCTGTGCGATGGTCAGCGGGAAGGAAACGCCGCCAGTAGATGCAGCAACGACGTTCGTGCCGTCCGAATAGACGATTGCCGCCTCATTTGCGCCGATCTCAACGCCAGTCACCTGCGTCGTCGTGCGGACGGTAAAGGTGTAAGAGCCGGTCGTGTTGTTTGTGATCCAGTATTGCTGGGTCGTGTTCGGAACGACGATTTCCATGTTCGCCGTGAGCACGCCGACAAACGTGTAGGCGATGCGGTTAAGCTCTGCGCCAGACAGCGTGTAAGGGCTTGTCTGTCCGGTGAGGTTGATCGACGTATAGTCAAACGCAAACGTCGCGCTCTGGCCGAAACCAACCGTGTACCAAGTGGTGCCGTCGGTAACGAGCGTGCAGCTATCTTCCAAATTGAGCGTTAGCGTAGACAGATCGTTGATCGTCTCAGACCCAGCCGGATCAATCGTAAGATCGCCTGTGCCGTTGTTGCGCACATTCACAAACCAACCGTTCGTCAACGTGGCGGCGGCGGGCAATGTCAGTGTGCCCAGTGCACCAGTCCAGACATAGGTTGACGCACGATCCGCAGCGCCCAGCGTAAAGTTGGCGCTGAACTCGGTAATCGGCGTCTGCGTGGACAGCGTTGCGCCAGTCGCAAGCAGACCATAGCCAGCCAATGCAGAGGCCTGAGCCTGAGCCGTCGCTGCGCCCATCTGGTAAGTGCGCCATGTGCCAGCGGCAGTCGTATTGCTCGTCAGGTAAAGCTGGTACTGCAAGCCCTGCGCAATCGACACCAGAGTGCCGCCAGCGTTGTTCTTAATCGTGATCGTGCTCGGACCGAGGTTGTTGAACAGCACCGTCTGCCCAGTTGCCGTCTGATCGGCGGGAGGCATGATGATTGAGTAAGCACCCGTCGGCGTGACATCAATGATGCGTGCAACAGGCGTCAGGGTTGTGCCACTCTCAAGAGGCCACTCAAGTTCAGTATCTGCCGTCAGAGAAAGCGCCAGATAGGACACGTCAGACGGATAGATCGTCGATCCGCCGAAGACCTGTGTGTAGGTGTTGGTCATTAGGCCTCCTTACGAACCGCCGAGCGGTCGAGTATCTTGGCGAGGTCTTCGCCGTTGAGCATAGCGGCAGCGCGATCATACATCTGCTGCCAGACAGGGATGCGCTCATCGTTCTTGAGGAACGGCGTTGCCTCCAAAAGCGTGCCGTAGAGCAAGAGCTGCGGTGCGTAATCGGTGAGCCAGTTGGTCTGCACTTCGTCGTCCAGAAGTGGCGGCAGCTCATAATAGAGCACCTCAAATGGGTACGCAGCGTCAGGCGTCGGGGCAATCAGCCAGTTGTTATAGTCGTAATCGCCGTAGAAAATTGGCTGCTCCGTCTGAGACCGATCAGGCCAATAGCTGAGCAGATACTCATAGGCGCGGGTGTACAGAACCTTGCGAGTGTTGTTCTGCGTACCCGTTCCGATGTTCATCGACACGGTATCGCGCCAGCGGTCAGGCTTGGGGTAGACCGACTGGCCGACAGTCAAAGTGCCGGTGACCACGTTGATGAAGCCCTGTATCTTGAGTTCACGCGAGATCCGGCGCTCTGCAAGGTTAATCAGGCGCGGGATTTGCTCGTAAACGACAGGGTCAGACGCATAGGTGTTGCCGCGCTCTAAATAGCGCCGAACGTCCTGTTGGAGCGTCGTGAAGGTCATTGTGGTCGCCATGGCGCAGTCCTACAGCATTTTGTGGCAAAACGCCACGGTCAGGAAAGGTACTCAAACACAAGGCCAGCAACCGCCAGAACGAGAGCGCCAAGGGTCATTTTGCCCTTTGAGATGCCCTTCTTTCCGGCGAGTGGGAGTGTCTTGCCGATCACAGCCTTCGCGCCTTCTTTTGCAGCAGCCTGCTTCAGTTTGTTGAGAATGCTCATGTCTATCTCCTCACGCCCAAGTGGCGTATTTCTTTGTCTTCATGCGACGGTCATCGAGACCGTGCGTGCCGCCATTGATACGCTTTGTCAGTGCAAGGATGGCCGCTTCGTTAATCCCCTTGTCGCAGATGCTCCAAAGCTTGTTCTTGTCGAAAAACCACAGCGCGCTCTCAAAGCAGAGTTCGCCTGCAACGAGGTCTGGATTGTCCATGACGTCTGGCCGACCGATGTAGTCAGCGAACGCTTTGTAGTTGTCATGCCCGGTCAATTGGAGGGCACCCCGGCCCCTGAATTTCCATCCGTCGCCGCTGCTCTCAGGGCCGTTGCCCATGCGATTGGCATAGACGCGGTTGGCGATCTTCTGCGGCTGGCGCTCGTACATGCGCGCCTCCAGATCGGTCTTGAAATACTTGCCGAAGATGCCGCGCAGGCCCTTCGCGCCGTAGTTCAGGTTCTCGCTGAACGCTTTGAAGTTGCCGCTTTCATGCGCCGTTTGAGCAAAGAAATGCGCAGCCCGAGCAGGTGACAGCTTATAGAAAGCCGCAGCCTTCTTGAATGTTCCCGGACCAAACGCACCATCTGCCGTCACTCCGATCTTTTTCTGAAGCTCAACCATGCTCATTTGCCAGCACTCCGCCAGTCAGGAAAGTCATCTTCGTCAACCACGCCGTCACCGTTTGCGTCGTAGCGCAGGTCGTTGCGGTACTTCTCCCACGGGGCGAGATCGTCGTCATCGTCGTCATCTTCAGCCACAGGCTCA